AGTCAAGAAGACCGTCAAAAATTTAAATTAAAAATGCTTCATCGTTATGAAGATGCATTGGAAGTGAGACTTGCTGGCATAAAGGCAGCAAAAGAGAAACTTGAAGAACAAATGAATAGAGAAGACTAAATAATTAAAACTTACACTAGAAAAATGCCTTATCATATAAAAAAGCCATTTATTCTTAATGCATCTAAAAATTTGTATTATAAGAGTGATGCAACTTGGACCGAAACCTATGCTGATAGGACCATTTATTCTTCGGATCCTACTGCAATGATGGCAAATCCAAAAGGTAAAAATGGTGGGTTTATTGGTGCTACTGTTGTTAGTGAATAATGCCCGATTATACAACTGGAAGAGCCACACCTATAAAGAATAGGAACTATTTGTCTCCTGTTGGGTTTAAGTTTACCTTAGACAGGGCAAAGAGTGTTTCGTTTTTTTGTAACCAAGCAAATATCCCTGACATATCATTAGGAGTTGCAGAGCAACCTACTTGGTTAAAGGATCTTCCAGTTCCTGGTGATAAGATGCAGTTTGGTGATTTAAATTTAAGATTCTTAGTCGATGAAGATCTTAAAAATTATATGTCAATACAGCATTGGATTCGTGGATTAGGATATCCAGAATCAATGAAGGAGTTTCGTGATTTAGAATCGGAGGCAACAATGCCAGCCAATTTTGGACAAGATGGAGATAACATATATTCTGATGGGACCTTACAGATTTTAAACAGTAGTCTTGTACCCAATTTTCAAGTAGTATTTAAAGATTTATTCCCATACTCCTTGACAACTCTAAGTTTTGATGCTACAGATACAGATGTAGAATACTTTACAGCAGACGTAAGTTTCAAGTATAGTATATACAACCTCACTGATTTGGAGAATAATCCACTAAGTTGTGACTAATGGCCATTGATCTTGAAACGATTCAAGAGATGTGGGAGAAAGATTCAAAAATAGATCCTGATAATCTACATACAGAATCCTTGAATATCCCTTCTCTTCATGCAAAATATTTTGAATTATATAATACTATATTCCTTCTGAGAAAGAAAGCAGAACAGCAAAGGAAGAATATCCGTCATGAACGGTATGAGTATTTTAGTGGGAAAGCAGACCCAGAAGTATATGTAGAGAATCCCTTTCCCAAGAAGATAAGGGATAAAGATACAATGCAGAAGTATTTGGATGCAGATGAAAAGTTATCTAATACCTCGCTAAAAATTGATTATTATGATACAATGTTAGTATATCTTGAAAGTATTTTAAAAGTGGTACAAAATAGAACATATCAAATTAAAAATGCTATTGAGTATATGAGATTTCAATCGGGATTGGGATAATGGAAGGCATAAATGCAATTCCTCTTTTTGCTTCTCCTTTAATATCGTTACAGGTTGAAGAAAATACGGATGAGTTAATAGAATATCCTTACGAATTTACCAAATGTAGTGCAGATTGTCAAACATATTCAACGGATAATCAAATATTACGAAAATTTCCGAAAATAAAAAAGATCTTATTAAGTTATTTTATTAAAATTGCAGAGGATATTTTTAAATATGATCAAACTTTTAAAATTTCGACTTCTTGGGTAACTAAGACTAAAGATACGTCCTCTCAAGTCCATAGGCATAAGAATAGTTTTTATAGTGGAGTATATTATTTTGAAGATTATCCTAATGATAGTGGAGAATTAGAATTTAAAAATCCTCTGACAGCTTATTGGGACTATTATGTGGTTCCTAAACAGTATAATGCAATGAATATGTTATCTTATGGGGAACGACCTAAGAAAAATAAATTAGTATTTTTCCCAAGTTACTTAGAACATAGAGTGGCAGATAATAATCATATTGGAAGACGATCTCTCGCATTTAATATTGTTCCTATAGGAGAATATGGTTCTGGAGATTCTTCTTATAATACATCTTGGTTATCTAAATGAAATATCATATAATAAAAAACGTCTTAACCAATCAGGAAAGGAAAAAACTTATAAAAGATTGCCAACCATACCTTATAACTGGTGAGGAAATGTCAGACATGTTATTTAAGGAAAAGAATATTCGTCAGACGTATCCAGGTAGACAGACTAGAGAATATATTCATACAATTCCTTGCTTTCAACCTCCTATTAAGAAAATATTACGTGCAATTTCAAAAGAATTCAAGAGAAGTTTTGTATTGCAAATGTCATGGATAAATTGGACTAATGGTAACAAGAAAGATATTAATTGGCATAATCACCCATATACAAATTATTCTGCTGTTTATTATATAAAGACATTTCCTTTTTTTAATAATGGAACTTTATTTGAAGATGGTTTTATTAAATCACCCCAGAATAGCGTATTAATATTTCCGGGACGTTTAAAGCATACTGCTCCTTCTTCACCATTACGTTTTGATCGATACACTATGGCTCTAGATTTAGGGAATATTTAAGATTTGACAAAGGCAAATAAATACTAATAGATGCATGGGCTTATGTGATTGACACTTCTGCCAATGTTGTTATTGGTAAAGCGAATGAAGTCTTTTTGAAGATTAATGCTGAACCGCATATTGAATATGAATTAAGAGACCACTTCACTTTTGAAGTTGAGGGTGCAAAGTTTATGCCTCAATATCGAAAGAGAAATTGGAACGGAGAAATACATTTATTTGATTTAAGATCGAAGAGAATATATGTTGGTCTGTTAGATAAAATAATTCATTTTTGTGAACAACATGGATATAGCTATAAATTTGTAGATAACGAATACTATGGTCCTCCGTTTGAAATAAACGAAGAGATCTCATTTGAAGGTGTCAGGGATTATATGACATCTATTTGCAATCATCAACCAAGGAAATACCAAGTTCAGGGAGTATACGATGCCTTAAGACATAATAGAAAGCTATTGATATCACCCACTGCTTCAGGCAAATCGTTGATGATCTACGCTCTTGTAAGGTATTATGTAGCGAAAGGACAAAAAATACTTTTAGTCGTTCCCACGACATCTCTCGTAGAACAGATGTATAAGGACTTTTTTGATTATGGTTGGGATGCAGATTCATATTGTCACCGTATATATTCTGGAAAAGAGAAAACTAATGAGTTTCCTGTTACTATAACCACCTGGCAATCTGTTTATAAATTAGATCGCAAGTTCTTTGTTGATTATGATGTAGTCATAGGTGATGAGGCTCACTTGTTTAAAAGTAAGTCCCTTATATCTATAATGTCTAAATTAGAACATGCTAAGTATAGATATGGATTTACTGGTACTTTAGACGGTACACAAACTCATAAGTGGGTATTAGAAGGTTTATTTGGACCATCATATAAGGTAACCAAGACTGATGAATTAATGCGACAAGGGCATCTTTCTCAATTAGATATTCAATGTCTTGTTCTTAAACATCCTCCACAGAAATTTGAAACCTATAATGATGAAATAGAATATTTAATATCACATGAGCAAAGAAATAAATTTATAAAAAATCTTGCATTGGATTTAAAAGGCAATACTCTTATTCTTTATAGTAGAGTAGAAGCTCATGGTGCGGTGCTATATGATTTGATAAATACTAATAAGCGATCTGAACACAAAGTATTTTTTGTTCATGGTGGTGTTGATGCTCAACAAAGAGAGCAAGTTAGAGAAATTACCGAACAGGAAGAAAATGCTATTATTATTGCGTCGTATGGGACTTTTAGTACTGGTATTAATATTAAGCGATTACATAATGTCATCTTCGCGTCGCCCTCTAAGTCCAGAATACGAAACCTTCAGTCAATAGGTAGAGTTCTCAGAAAAGGTGCAAACAAAATAAAAGCAATATTGTATGATATTGCTGATGATTGTACAAAAAACTCAAGGAGAAATTACACTTTAAATCATTTTATTGAACGAATTAAAATCTATAACGAAGAGAATTTTAATTATGAAATAATATCAATACAACTAAAGAAATAATATGGAAGACGACTTTTACGGAACAATTAAATTTAAAAATGGCGAAGAGATATTCGCTAAAGTAGCAGCGTCTGAAGAAGAAGATCGCACGATGCTAGTAATTCATAATCCTATTTTAATTTCAGAGATTAAAGGAAGAAGTGGTATTATGGGTTATAAGGTAGAACCCTGGTTAAAGACCACTAGAGAAGATATGTTTATTATTAATCTAACTGATGTTCTTACTCTTTCAGAATCTGAAGATGTAGAAATGATTTGTATGCATCAAAATTTTGTTAGAGATACTCTTAATGAACAAAAAGGCCAAAAACTTAGTAGAAGAATGGGATATTTAGGAAACGTTAATGATACTAAAGAAATATTAGAGAAACTCTATAATAAAGATATTAAAGATACTAAAAGCTAAGTTTTTTTCTGAACCCCGACAGAGTTAGTCTACTGTCACTCTGTCACCTTGTCAAGTCTTGTCAGATGTAGATAGAAATGTTATAATCTCTACATATTAGTGATAAAGACTTATGCCGATACAACCTGGTATGACAAGAAGAAAATCGAGGTCGGAACACTATGTTAATAACAAAGAATTTCTTGCTGCATTAATTAAATATCGTGAAGATGTAGAAATTGCCAAATTAAATGATAGGCCTAAACCTGTCATTCCTCGTTATATTGGTGATTGTTTTTTAAAGATTGCAAATCATCTTTCATTTAAACCAAACTTTGTTAACTACATGTTCAAGGAGGACATGATCTCTGATGGAATCGAAAATTGCGTTCAATACATACATAATTTTAATCCTGAGAAATCCCAAAATCCTTTTGCTTACTTTACGCAAATTATACATTACGCATTTCTCCGCCGAATACAAAGAGAAAAACGGCAATTAGAAATTAAGAATAAGATTATTGAGAAGTCAGGATATAACGAAGTATTTGATGATAATAATACTATTGACGGATCGAATTATTCAGAATATAATTCAATTAAGGATGCTGTACATTCTAAACTCCGTAATTAATGAAAATTACTAAGCAGATTATAAAGGATCTTGAGAAGGCTCTTGATACCAGAAAGAAAGACGGCACACCTATTTGGGACGATGGTGATGAGATTGAAGTGTGTGTTGCTGGAACATTTGTAGCAGATAAATTTATTACTGTATTGAATAGAACTAAAAATCCATATAAAGGTTCTATCGCACATAGTAATAAGAAATGAAGGTTGCAATAATTACGGACCAACATTTTGGAGCTAGAAAGAATTCAAAACTCTTTCATGATTATTTTCTGAAGTTTTATAATAATGTTTTCTTTCCTACTTTAGAGAAGGAAGGAATTACTACGGTTGTTGATATGGGAGATACTTTTGACAATCGTACAGGAATTAATTTTAATGCATTAGCATGGGCAAAAGATAATTATTATGATCGACTTAAAGAATTAG